CTTAACCTCTTTAGGTTTTACACCTTTGCCTGCATTGGCTTTCATCCAATCAACAATTCCCTGTCCTTTAAGATTTTTTGGAGCTTTGGTAATTAACGCTTCATAGGTTGGAGACACAAATCCATCATAGGTTGCATATTTTTGTATATCTTCTTTAAATGTTGTGGGTGGCAAGCCACCGATACCACCGCCACCGCCGTCCATGGTTTTTGCTTGGTATCTTTTGAGTGCCATAAGTCCGGCTTTAGGAATGTTAGCTAAATCGCCAAGACCGCCTATTGCACCTGCTGCTGATAAAGGTGCTAGTATAGCACTCATTGGGTCTTCGGCTTTTATGGGTGTTTTTTGAAATATGTTTTTAGTGGGATTCAATACATCCATTGCAAATTCTTTTGGACTCTTTAGACCAAAGCCTGCTTCGTCAGCAAAGTAGCCGGTTTCATAAGTTTCAATCGGTATGCCTGTCACTGGGTTTACATAGGCACCCATTTGTTCTAAAAATGGCAATTGGGTAAAACCTTCTTCGTAGGCTTTTTTGATATCACCTGATTCAAGATTCTCCGCCATAATATTTCTAGCAATTTCTGCTTCTTTTTGTCGCTTGAATTGTGCAAAAGAAGGTGCATCAGGATAGCCTCCCGGTATGGTCGGCATATCTTTCATTGCTTCAAATTGTTCGACTAAAGCTAAATACTCAGGGTAGAGTGGGTCTTGGGTGTCATCGGTTGCACCGCCAACTGCGAATAAATTGATGTTATCAAGTGTTGACATTTGAAATCATGTCCTCTAATGCGTCCATTTCTGCTTTAAGCTGTTTGCCATATTCATTAGCATTTTTCATTATTTTTTGGCTACCTTTAATGTCGGGTAAGTAGCCATCACGAAGGGCGCTTTGCTCTACATCTTTTGCACGGAAAAATCTTAATCTTTGTTCGTTATAAAGCATTTTAACTTCATCAAGTTGTTTTTGTAATTCATCTGTGGCTCTAAAAGCAGGTTTGCCAATTTTATCTGTAGCAATTAAGCCTCTAGCTAAGGCTTCATTTTCTTTGGTCATGGCTTTGTTGTAAATACCTTTTGCAAAATCATCAAACTCTTTTTTAGTTTTAAAACCAGTAGAACCCGGTGCTAAAAATTGGTCTAATTTATTAATTGCAAAATCATGGTTGACTCTTTCTGCTCCTGCTGAGTATCTAAATTGTACAGGTATTTCTTTATAGCCTTCAGCTAAGGCTTTGGCTAGTCTGTGATTACCTTCAGATAAATGCGCATATCCAAGTGGTGTAATATTTATGTCTATAGGTCTGTTTAGATATCCTTTGCTTAAGATGCTTTGGGTTAGACTTTGAAATTGGTCGTCTTCAAGTATTTCTTTGCCTCTTATCTTAAAGAAATCAGCACCTGAACCACTCATGGTTAATTTGTCTGCAAGTTTTTTCGGGTCAACAAAAAAAGGTTTATCTTCTTTGCCAATGTAAGTTGTTGGAGTTCCCGGTGCAGCATAGGATGTTGCCTCTGCTTTGTTGTAGAAACGAGATTTTGCATTAGGAAATGTGCCAACATCACTTACATATTTATTGCCACCCTTCATGCCCATATCGTATTGACCGGTACCAAACTGCTTGTTGTATTTGTCTAGTCCTCTTGGTACAGAATTACTTTCATATATTTTTCTAGCAAAATACGGGTCTCCCACATGGTCAGCTCCCGGACTATCTACATATTGAGCTAGCTCTTCAATAATTTTTGCACTTGCAGGTGATGTTTCTTTTGCTTTGTTAATTAATGTTTGTTTACCTATTCTTTCTTTTGGGTCAAAAAAGCTAGAGTTTTCTATAACTTTTTGCAGCTTTGCTTCTACAACTGTTCTTGAGCTTTGTGCGGGTGTAAGGCTTTTATCGTCAGCAAAAACTTTGTCGATAATTTTTTCTTTCATAGGTAATGAAGCTATACCCTTGCCTACTGCTTTTACTTTACCGGGTCCGGCAGCCATAGCTTCCAAAAAGCCACCAATACCTTCGCCTCGCATACCAAGTGCATCAACAATCTTTCTGCCACTAGGATTCATCATTTGATAAAGTGGTCCACCAAAAGATTCTTCCATATCCATAGGACTAATAGGCTCAATGCTTGAAACAGGTGTATCGCCCAAAAGCATCGATGGGTCAAAGCTTTCACTTAACCTCATCTGATTGAGTCTATTAATATCTGCTTCTGTCATTTGCATTACACAAATATATCACACACTTGCTCTATCTTTAAGCTTTCTTAATGCAATTCTTGAAACTTTCCAAGGTGGTATTTCAGCCGCATACAAAGATTTGATTTGCTTAGAAATACTGCGCCAAGGTGTTTTTCTACCTTTAGCTTTATGTCTAGCCAGTGATTTATCAACGTACTGGATGATTTCTTGTTGCTCAGGTATCTCTTTGAGGTACTTATGCTTGCCTTCTTTGACTAACTCATACCCATAAGGCACTCCACCGCCTATATGTCTGCCTTTCTCCACGCAGGCCATCTTACCTTGGTACAGCTTTCTAGCAGTTTCTTCTTTATCCCACTCAGCAAAAGTTCCCATCATGTTGACAAACATATTCACATTCGGTGACTTAGAGGTACTAATGGATTCGGCACCACCTAAGATATCATGAGCAAACAAATGAATGTTCAGCTCGTTAAAGTCATCACGAATTTTGCACAAGACGCTTAATCGTCTAATCAATCTGTCAAGCTTAGCAACCAAAACAACATCGTTGGGTTCAAGATTGCGCTTAAGTTCCTTGCCTTGTGGTCTGTTATCAAAATCTAAAGTACCACTAACGCCGTCATCAACATAAAAACCATCCGGTTCTTTGTCAAAAAGGTACAGTGACATTTTAGTAATGGTTTTTTTCTGTTCATCCAATGAAGTGCCATGCTTGGCTTGTTCGTCAGATGATACTCTGCAATATCCATAAATAGATTCGTATTCTAGTCTTTCCATTGTTCTCCCTTTTGTATTTTTTTAAGTATTTCAATAAGTTCCTTTTGTGACGCTTTTTTGTCTATCTGTTTAAAAAGCTGCACAATCTCAAGTATTAGGCTTGATGTAGTCATTATTCCCCCTCAGGTAATTTAATGTTCTGTTTGGTTAATTCTTCTACCAGTATTCTATTCAATCTTCTAATATCTTCAACAATAGCTTTGTTTTCTTCATTCTGCTCAGCTAAAAACAAAATATCATTAGGCAGTCTGCCTTGCGCCAAATCATTAAATGACTTTTCTGTAACCTCAGACATAGGCTTTCTTTCATATTTATATTTTCTAATCTCAGGTTCTATTTTCTCCAAGAACCAAATTCTGTAGTGATACACGTTAGGGTCCTCGTCAGAATATATCTTTCTTGAGGTCAGCTTCATACCGTGCTTTTTGCCTCGAGTAACTACGTTTTGAGCAATAGAATACTCAGCAATCGTGCCATCAGCTTGAACTTTAGGACGCAAAACAAACGAATCACCTACCTCTAGGGTTTGTAAGAACTTATCCATTTCTGCGAATTTGCCCTTACGGTTTCTAAAGTCAGGCACTTTTACACCCTTATCTACTCTCCAATCAGTCTGCCAACTCATTTCTTCACCTCCTTCTCCTTGTTCTCAATATCTTTCTTCTTAGGTTTTGAGAAGATTCGCGAAAAATTTTTATCAAATGCTTCTTTGTCATAAGGTTTCTGTGTGGAGCCTTTGCCTCCATGCCACTTGGTCATTACGCGACCTCCTTGGCAGCTTTGGCTTCAGCTTCTTTTCTAGCTCGTTCTTCTTCTGCCGCTAATTTAATCAGTGCGTTCATGACCGGGTGAACCAGTTGGTCTTTGTGCCATACGGGCATTTCGTCTTTGCACCTAGCGCAGACGGTTTGGGTGTCTAGGAAATCGCCTATGGTGAAGGTCTTGATGCCGTAATGGTGGGTGTTGACAGTTACCTCCTCGCGCAAGCTGTCTTTAAGCTGTATTTTAAGCTGTTCGATTTTATTTAGTTTTTTTGGATTATCCATTGTTTGACTCCTTATTTAGTAATCTGCGTTGTCTCGCTTTTTGGTTATTTCTCTCTTTCACATCTTGATTTGATTCTGCAAACCAGTCTTCGATGATTTTAGCCTTCAGGTCTTTAGTAGCCATGTCGGTAAAATTCTTAAGCACCCTGATGTTTGATGGTTTGACTATCAAAGTCAGGTGGTCGTGCAGCTTCTCATCAGATAATGCGAAGATGTAGTCATGTCCGTGGTAGGTCCATGTGTTGTTTTCTCTAGTTAATTCCATATATTTACTCCTAATATATTGTTTGTTACAGTGTTCATTATAAGGGTATAAAGTATTAGAGTCAACACTTATGTTCAAATTAATGTAATTTCTTTTTAGGGGTCTGTATTACTTCTTCCGGGACCTGCAATGCTTTCTCAACTGCGGCTAACTGGACTTGGTAGATTACAACCAAGTTGGCAAGATTTGTATTTATGTCGTGTAGGGTCTGATTTGTATATTCAAGCTCTGAAATGATGGTGTCAATTTTCTTGTCGTTTTCTATGCTCATAATCCGTTCCTTTTATTTCGCTTATCAAAATATACTCTTGTGTAATATCTTCTGATAATAGCCAAAATTGATAAAACAATTAATTGGCTTAAAGATATTATAAACGAGTTGTGGGTGAATAGCAGAACAATCGTAATCGTCAGCCAAGAGAGAGGAAAATTAACTATGGCTCCAAGCATGGTGTCAACAGTTGCTTCCCGGAGAGCTGCTTTATCTATTTTCATAATTTTGTCCTTTAAAATTAGATTATACACATATCTGTTGAAATTAACACTTACTTGGAAAAATGAATATAGAATTTGTGAAACTCAGTTACAACCGCTTTGCTGACAGCCGACCCAAAAATACGGGTGTCGGGTCAATAATTATATCTTTTTTCGACTTTGGTTTTGGAATCCAATAGAGTCCCTAGTTATATAGGCTTTCAGAGCATGCAGAAGTGTCAATGTTAGCACTGTGGACACATAGCGATTGACTCGGAGCAGCAACGCCTCAAATGTGTCATGAAGAAATCTGTTGTAAGTTACTGATATTCGGTTGTTTTTTTATTTTTGGCAAAAAATAAGAGAAAAAAAAGAAATCCCCAGTAAAAACGACCCCTCTCGGTTTTCTACAGGATATTAATGAACTGCATGAACTTGAGATATGTCATACATCGTCATACTGTGCGTCAATGATATCGCCTCCGAATATCTCTTTAAGTCTTCCCTCTATATCCTTGTGGCTCATGTTATCCAAGGTCGCTGTGATATTGAGATTCTCTGTCTTCTTTATCTTCAGACCTGCCAGTTCATTCAGCTCACGCAATGCTGAGACCGATGCGTTGAACTGCCCTTTGTCGTAAGCCTCTTCGCTTATCTGCCATAGCATCTTGGCTGTCTTCTCAGGAGTAATCGCATACTTATGTGCAAGCTCTTCTTTACCAACCTTGATGGCTTTGAGTACATTGGGATAGTCTTTACCATTAAGAAACCTAGTCGCTGCTTGCGCCGGGAACTCAAAGCCTGCTCTTCTAGCCGCCTCGGTCTGCGTGCAATTATCATTCACATAATGCCATACAAATGCAGACTGCATATCTGTCAGCTCAAACTCCGGGTCTGACTCAAACGCACTGGGTCTATTAACCAATGGTTTATCAGGTGCGTTCTTTCCTTTCTTCTTCTTGTATTCAGCCATATCCATTCCTTATATTATATCCATCAGGGCAGAGGGTAGAGGGTAAGCTCTCCCTAACACCTAATAGTTGTATAAAAGCCATACCATATATGTATACCTGCTCCTATACTATATATATATTATTATTATTATATATACTATACCCTATACCCTAAAGCACACCTAAACAGCGTAGCCATGGGGTCTCACGGTCAGGGTAAGGAACAGGGTAACAGCCTCTCTCTGCAGTACCCTATCCCTCACTCTTAACACATAAACACCAAATGTTGAGCTATTTGCCATGCCCTGCCCTACCCTGTTCTAATTTCAGGTAAACCTCGACCTCTGCAGAACAAGCCTGACAAGACAGGCATGTAAGCATCCACTCACCCTGTTCGTCATCTTCGATGGTCTCGTCACTCTTCCACAATAGCTCTTCCTGACAATGCCAACACTCCATCAGCAATTACCATCAGTATGCGAGGCATTATGTATCTTGATGAAATGTTCTGCATCCAAGACCACCAACACCTTACTTCTATTTCTTTTGATGACAAGCAAAGGCTCGTAACCCTTGCAGTTTGTTTGTGCTTGGTCATAGGACTTCCACACATTCAGAGCTTCCTGATTCTTGCACTCAATGCTGTAAGGGAACTGCTCCCTAGACTGCTTGCCCATGATGATATCTTCACCTTGTGACCCCATAGGCCTGCTTTCCAAGTCCTCGCCGTCCAGTCCCAGTAAGTCCACGAGCATCTGTCTGAACTTCTGCTGTAGGAGTCTACCCTTTTGTTTTGCTGATTGTGGTCTCATGTTTGTTCCTTATTAAAATGGTGATTCTTCCCATATTGTTTTTTCTTCAGGCATATCTGTCAAGCAGACATCATACACCTTCTTACCGTTAGTCTTTCTAGGCTCTATGCCATGGTCAGTGAGGACCCTACTGGCATCTTTAAAATCTATGTTGCGGGGATTGCGTATACCCAGTGACCTTAGTAATGCAGTGAGTTGCCACGCCTCTTTATTATCATCCAGTGCCTTGAAGTCCACATGTTGGAGTAATAAGTCCTCAACTGCGCCCTGCGTCCTGAAACCCTCGTTAGACTCTTGGAGCATCTCTCTTTCTTCTGTGGTTAGATACCAGTTCTTTTCTCCTGCCTTGTAGATAGTTGCTTTAACCTCTGCCCACATCTGTTGCATATCTATGCCGTGATGGGGATTGATGTCTGTGACCTTGATACACCAAAATCTACGATTACCACTACCATCCATCAAGAACTCCGGCTCGTTGACCGATGCGAAGAAGGCTGTGCGCCTTTGGTAATTGGTAAAGGTTCTGTCGTATGGCAACCTCATTTCGTCTGACCTTGATGTGATAAATGCTTTTAGCTGATTGATGTCCGCCTTTTTAAAGGTGGATTCTAGTTCGCCTAGCTCCACTATCCAGTGACTGACTGCTTTTTTAACTGAGTCTTTGTCCTTTGGGTCAAGCGTTGCACCTTCACAAAGCCATCCCTTGCTAAAGTCCGCCAAGCGTTTAAACCATAATGTCTTACCAAGTCCTTGTGAGCCTTGAAATACCAAGAGTCCTTCTAGTGCCACACCACCTTCCTCAAAGGCTGCTGCTACACATGACAGTAACCATTTCCTCATGAGCATGTTCTTTAGTTCAGTGTCCTTGCTGCTGACCGTGTTGCAGAACTCATCTATCCTGTTGACACCATCCCAAGGCTTAGAGTCTATCCACTCTGCTACCGGGTTGACTTCTTTAGCTATAATTTTCATGGCATCCCTGACTCTTTGATGCGGGATGAAGTTCTTGATACATAGGTTTTCAACCTCAACCAAGAGTGCTTCATCTTTTAAATCAGCAATGGGTTTAAAGTTGGGTATGTCTATCTCGATGCGTTTCTTAATAACATCGTAATAACAATCAATGTCATGGCTCTTCATAAGCGCATGATAGTTGTCTGTGGTAGCCATTATCCTGCCGTTTGCAGTTTTGTCGAACTCTACAAGCTCAGGGACATCGACTTTCTTCTCTATTAGCTCACCACTGATTGCCATTTGGTCGTTAAAGTCCATCCCTTCTTCTTCAGGCATGACCACTTCTGCGTTGGTTATTTGTGCTGCTGCAATAGCTTTGTCTTGACCTATGTTGTTTTCATCATTGTCTGCATAGATAATAAATTCTTTATTAGGTAGCGCATCCGATAGTTTCTTGGAGACACTAAGCATGTTGCCTGCATTAAAGCAGACTATCATAGGTATTTGTTTTTGTTCGTAGATTGTCATACAAGTTGCATAACCCTCACCTATCCCAACCTTTGTTGCTTCTTTTAATAACTTGGTGCCTATAATAAAGAAGCCACCACCAGTCTTACCACCGCTAAGGAAACGCTTACCGCCATCCTCCTGTATCATTTGTAAGGTCCACAGCTTACCTGTCTCATCCATAATAGGAATAATTAACTTTCCTTTATGCTCTCTAAGAGAATGGGATGCAACACCCTTACTAAGTAAGTACGGATGAGAGTCGCAGGGTAGTGCTACATCCCAAATCATTTTGGCTTTCTCTGATACCTTTAGCCATTTTTGTTCTTGGTCTTGTTTTGCTTCTTTTCTAAATCTTTCCAGTGCTTCAGTATTAGTCTTGGTCGATTTCCTTCCTGATAATTTAAAGTTATGCGTTTGCCCGGTTCGATAATCAGAGGCAAAGCCAACAGGCGTGCCGTAATTATCATAGAAAGCATAGTAGCCTGATAAAGCTCTTTTGTTATTAACATTGGTATATGCTCTCTGCGGTTTGGTAGGATTTGTTTCTAACGGTTCTTTTGTTTCAAACCCATGTGATTCTAAGAAGTTTTCAAAACTATAAATCGCTTCACTGGTTAGCGGTTTATCAAAGTCTTTGGTGCTTCCTTGTATATTTTTTATTCCCATACTTGCCCTCTCATCTAAACTTGTATATTATGTTCTATTGAATACCTTACAATATAGAATAATGTGAGGGAGATAACAAGAACTTTTATAATTATTTTTAATTAGGAGATAAATATGGCACTAACAATTAGTGAATCAGGTGGAGGTAACTTCGAGCAAGCACCAAAAGGCATGCACAACGCTACATGTTTTAGATTGGTTGATGTGGGAACACACGAAGAAACTTACGAGGGTGAAACAAAAAAAAGACACAGTATTTTTATTTACTGGGAGCTAAACGATGTAAAGATGGAAGACGGGCAACCTTTTTCTATCATGAAACAATACACGCTTTCTTTAAATGAAAAGTCTGCTTTATACAAAGACTTATGTGCATGGCGTAAAAAACAATTTACTGACGAAGAACTTAAAGGCTTTGACCTGACTAATGTTCTTGGCGTGACTTGTGATATAGATATTGGTGAAACCAAGACTGGTAAATCCAAAGTGATTGCGGTTTATAGTCCTGACGGTGGCGCTAAAAAAGCACCAACAGTCAATGAGCCAATTGCATTTGATATAGATGAATACATTGCAGGCAATAAAGACATGATTGGTCTGTGGGTAGATTTACCTGCGTGGGTCCAAACAAAAATTGATGAATCTTTTGAAGTAAGAGCTAGAGATAACAAACAGGCCGCAGAAAGGTCTAAGGGTGACTTTGCTTCTTTAGAATCATTGAATGAAGATAAAGAGGAAATGTTCCCACCAAAATCTGAGTTGACTGAGGACGACCTACCCTTTTAAAAGTTTGGTTGCCGGGTTTATTAATTTTTCATATTAATACGACTCCTAATCGTAATAAGCCGGGCAACCTTTTTTATTATTATGACTAATATAATTCAATTTAAACCAAAAGAAGTAGAAAAGATTGCAGAAGGTGTTTACACCGATATGCCTTTTCCACAATACAATGAACTCGATGCTATTCGTTCACACGACTTAACATCATTCATGAAAGACCCATTTACATGGAAGCATGAAGTCAAGCCTGACAGCGAGGCTTCTTTCTTTGTTGAGGGTAGATTGCAACATTGTTTATTTTTAGAGCCACATGTATTCCATGATGAATTTGTTGTGGCACCTAAAGTAGACAAAAGAACCAAAGCAGGCAAACAAGAATACGAGGATTTCACAGCTACAGTTGGAGACAGAAGCATTGTGACCCAAGACTTGTATGATGCATGCCAAGCACGAGTTGAGGTACTTGATGCTTTTAGACCAAGAGGTAAAGACTTGACTGAGCTAAGTGTTGTCTTTGATTACTATGGTGACTTATGCAAAGCAAGATTTGATATGCTGCAGAACGATGTCATCATTGATTTAAAAACATGCCGGGACGCAAGTCCTAGAGGCTTTAAGCAAGCAGTAAAGTCCTTTAGCTATCATCAACAAGCAGCCTTCTATTTAGATGCAGCAGCGTCTGCAGGAATGACTGAGGTTGATAGATTTCAGTTCTTGGCTATATCCAAACAGCATCCATATCCTTATGCCATCTATGAGCTAAGCGATGAAGCTATTGAATATGGTAGGTCCTTGAACCAAAAGGCTATAGACCAAATGAAACAATGCGAGAAAACTGGCATTTACACACCTTTTAATTTGCACAATAGAATCGTTGAGATTTCTTTGTCAGAGTTATAGGGAGAAGAGCTTGAGTCCATCACACCCCCTCACTGTATTGCTCAAGCTCTGAACCCTTCTATGGATAGACCTGAACATGACCACACTTACTGGGCAGCACAGTCTGCCGAGTATAATACTCATGCAGAAAGAGTCGAATATCTAAAGCAACAAGGGTTTACCAGTGAACAAAGAATTGATTGCATCCTGCATCTAGCAGTAAGCTATTTGCCTAAGCGTATGTATCAATTGCCTAATAAGTTAATAGCTGCGGCGTGGAAAGATTTGCCTGATGATACTACCCGGACTATTTTTGCTGTTGGGATTAAAGCCTTAAAAAGAAAAGGCAGTGCGTAGAAGGATAAACCACACACTGCCCTTTTTCATGACTGCACAGGAAACTGAAAATCCATGCAATCCTGACCGCTAAAACTTTTCTATAACAAATCCCTTTTCGCCATCAATATCACCAAGAGCTTTTCTTAATACCAAGGTGCGTTCCTCGACATCCTCTAAGCTGACATACTCATCGCCATAGTCTGCCCTGAACTCATCAAGACTATCATACTCCTCATACTCACAACACAGAGCTATGACATCCAATTCCATTGGCTCAGTCATCTGTGATTCCCATTCTTCTAAGTGGTGAAACAAGACCGTAAGTGCATCCAGTGAAAACTGGTTCTCACGACCTGCATCCTTAAATGCTTGGATGAAGTCGTGTTTGTTTATTGTGATGACCATTATGCACACTCTCTAAAATATGCTATATCAATAAGCTCTTTTGCTTCTGCTAAGGTATTTGTGCTGTCGTGAGCTTCATGAGCTTGGTAAGCAGTTTCACCTGCAGGTATTTCTGCTATATTCCAAAATACATAGTCAGCACCTGCCCTATCTTTCATGTTTTCTATAGCATATCCCCTGTACTCGTAAAGTCCTGCTTCTATTTTTTTTGCTTTGTTCATATTAATTACTCCTTTTATTTAATATACCCCTATTATACACAGCTAACATTTATATGCAACACTTTTCAACACTTTATTTAATCTTTTTTTACTCTTCTTCAGCTACGATAATAGCGCCATCGACATTAATTTTTGTAAAGTTTAATCCACTGACCTCTTCACTATTTATTTTAAAGATGACATCACGAACCAAGAGCCTAAGCAGAGCTGCTTTTTGATACAGGTTTAATCTTGCATAGGTTTCTATTATTTCATCACCAGTCATCTTGTTAGTTTGCACCAACACGTCATCACTTTTCTTTTTGAATATTGACATACTTCCTCTCTTTTTTGTTTGCCTTGTTAATTTTTTGTATATGAGCTAAGTCTTCTAAGACTCTAAATTCTTTTTCAATCTGCTCGTCTACAAGCCTTTGATTATCTTTTTCTGTCCTCATAATAACTCCATTATATATATAGCCATGACAAATGTAAGCAATGCGAAAACTGACATCCAGTACATCTTCTCATCATCTTTCATTGTTTATCCTTGTCTTTTTTTGACTTAATATAATTATTATTTTGCTCATTTTTCCATTTATCAATATGTTTTGTTTCTACCAAGTAGGTATCAGTTCTATTCTCCCAATATTTCTTTTCATCAAACCTCATATTATTAGCCATGTTTAGCCAATCTATATCATCTTCTTCTACTTTCTTATCAGCTAAGTAAAATAGTACCTCACAGGTTTCTCGCCACTTTCTTTCAAGAAAATGGTCGAGCCTTCTTAATAGGTTTCTCACTATGCTACCTCTTTTATTATTTGTAAGTGGGCGTTTGTATTTTTTTCTATGAAGTTATTAATAGCTTCTTTCATTTCTTTTGCAGTATCAAAATTATTGAACAGGTTTTCTACTGACCATTGAGCATCTGTCCATTTTGTGCAATCGCCCACGCCTCTTAAAACATCGTTGTCCCAAATTGTTTTAGGAACAGAAACAGAATACACCATGCCACCCTTTACATTGCTGTGACTACGAGACATCCAAAGCCTTGTATAGTCAAACCCTTTATAGTTTAAAGTTTTGTAATTTTTGTTAGTTGTATGTTTTTGTTTTCTCATTATATTAAATTACCCCTTGAGCCTTAAGCTCTTGCTCTGCAAGTTGCTCAAAGGACTTATTACCCATTTGTGCTTCCCAGTCCATACTAGTAACGCCTTGAGACATTTCTACATAATCCTTTGATTTACACCAAATTTTTTCTTTAGCAAATTGCTCTGTAAGATTATTAGGTATTTGTAATGTAATGTTAAAATCACAAACATCTAGCATGCTGTAGCAATTACCACATTCAATAGTTGCACAAGTATCAACAAAGTCACCTTCCTTGATTTGTTCCATTTCCAACATTGCACTGTAAGAATAAGAACCACCGCATGAGCAGTCCTTGACATGCTTGTTAAAAAAAACTTCAGCACTGTCTAAAGTATTCTTACCCCATGCATTGATGGTACCTGTTACTGTAATTGTATTTTTCATGTTATTTAACTCCTTATTTTTATTTAACATACCCCCAGTATATATAACTAAATCTATATTGCAACACTTTACAACACTTTATTACATTTATTTTATGGCAGTATTTCATATACATATCCACGAACTGCTCTTGGTTTCTTTAACGATATCTCATGTAGGTTGCCCTTTACTTTTTCTGTCAGCTCCCAAAAGGTATCTCTTCCCGGGTCAGCTATCAGCACAGGGCATCGTGCTTTGTTAATTAATTTTTTTATATTACCTACATGCTGCTCCCAATAACAAATGTCGCAACCAATAATTAAATCTATTCTTTTAAAAACTTCTTTAGGCAATTCTTTGTAGTCCATGTATAAAACATCTACATTGGTTTTGTTATATTTATTGACCACATCAACATAAGGCTTGGTGTTTATATCTATATCTATGCCGCCACAATCTATGCCCTGCTTTTGTAAATAGGCTAGGACCACACCCCAACCACAGCCAACATCTATGGCTGTATCTATCTTTTGCAGGTTATATCGTGATAAAAAATCTATGATAGTAAAGGAAGAGTTCCACACTTTATTGCCATGACTAACTGGTTTGGCAGTTTTTCTTTTTATTTGCTGTATTTCCTTGTCTGAAGATAATGGAATTTTTATGTTGTGTATTGCTTTCATGGTGTTAAAATATATTACATTAAGTTATAATTAACAGCAACCAATAAACGGAGTTTTAAATGGGTGATTACAATAAAGGCTACAGGACACTTACAGTAGACTTAGAAACATATAAGATGTTGGAAGAAATTTGTGCTTCAGAAAGAAGAAAGAAGATTGACCAAATTAGATTAATGGTTGAAAACAATCATAAAGAAGTTATCAAAGAAGACTAACCTAGTCCACCTATTCCACTTTTATTTGCCATAAGGCGTTCTGCTAACTCTCTATCTTTAGGGTTAGGCAATATAGTTTCTGAAATCATTGACTGAGGTGTTACTGCAGTAGCAGGTGGTACTAATGGTATGTTTGATTGATTTACACTAGCCAACATAGTATCGAGCTGATTAGCAATATTTTCTTTTTCTTGCGGCAGTATTTTATCTGATACCGAGCTAGGTACGGTTCTTTTGAAATTATCAACGCTTGTTGTATTTAATTTTTCCTGCTCGTCTTGTTTAAAATAATTTATTGCTTTGTTTTTTAGCTCATCACCAAATTCTTCAAAATCAATAGCGTTTGCATCTTCAGCAGCTTTAGTAACCTGTGCCGATATGTCACCTAAAACGTAAGGCGAGCTTGTTAAGCCTTCTAAAGCAGAAAAGAAATTAGCCAATTTAAAGGGACTTACCCTGCTCCAAGCCTCGCCCAATGTATATCCTTTTCTTAAATTATCTACTAATCTTTTATATTCTGTTTCAGTCAAAATTTCTGCAATTTTTTCTGACATCGCTTCGCTTTGCGCATCATCCAGTTTGTTAAAATCAACCCTAAGAACAGAATCTATAAGGTCGGTAGGAGTTAAACTACGACTTGATAAAGCTCTTTGCGATTTGTTTCGTGCTTTTTGTACAATAGCTGTTCTTTGTGCTGTTTGGCTTCCACCCAAAACTCTAACCTCTAATGCTCTTGAGTCTATCTCAGCACCAAAGTTTTCAACAAATTCTTGAAATTGTTTTTCAGGCATAGAATCAGGAAAACTAAGTCTTAGCAAATTTATATTTCTTTCTGAGCCAATAATTTTTTTACCTATATTACTTCCCTCAGCAGACTCTTCCATTTTTCTTAACACGGCTTCAAACACGCCGTTTCTAAAAGCTTCTTTCTCTGAAGCGTTCATTGTTCTTACTATTTTTTCAGGATTTTGTGCGTATGTTTTTTTAGTAAATATATTTAAACCTAAGTCCATAGCATCTTCTACAGCCTTAGACCCTGCAAATATTTTTCTTGCAGTTCTGTAATCTTCATTAGAATCCATAATGCTTAAAAATTTATTCTTGGTGTCCATGACTTTACCAAGCTCAACATTTCCCATAGACGTGCTTGTAGGCTTGTTGGCAATAGATATTTCATTATCTAAAGCAAGCTTCATGTAATGCAAAAACTCCATGTCTACAGAGTCAATTGGCATACCTTTGCTTGGACCCTCTGTTATAACCAGTCCTCCCTCGCTGTATGCAATATCAGGAAGTTGCACACCATCTTCTAATGCAATTTCTTGTGCTTTATCAAAAGCTCTTTTTAAGCTTGGTCTAGTAAGCAGTTCATTGATTGTTACTACTTCTTGTTTGCCATTAGCATTTTCTTTTAAGACAAACTCTTGGTTTACGTCAATAGTCCTTGGCTGTGTAGTGGTGTTGCCATCTTCATCTATAAGTTCTTGTATAAAAGATGCCTTGTATTTTGGTGCTGCTGTTTCTTTTCTTGCATCTATTAGCGCATCTAATGTTTCAAAATAAGAAGCGTTTACACCATAGGCTTTTACTAAGTCAGAATTTAATCTACCAAACCTACCTACAGACCTAGCTTCTAAAAAATCCCTTGTAATCTTTGAGCCTTTGCTTGGTAGTACATTAACTAAATCTAAAACACTTCCACCGCTTGAGCCAATATCAGCCAACGTAAGTTGTTTGTTTTTGTTCATTGCATTATGAGCTAACAATAATGCTTCTTCTACAGAGCCTGCATCTTGCAACATTGCTTCTTCAATCATTTCCACAGCAATCTCTTCGCCCTTGCTAGCGCTAGGATATGTACTAATCCTTTCAGCAATGGCACCAAATATTCTTCCTAAAAGCACAGAAGGTGCTGCCAAAGCTGCTGCTGCCAAACCTGTTGCGTAAGGTTGATATTTAGTTAATCTCTCTTGTGCGGTTCCCTCGTCAGCTCCGACACTATATGCTGTCCCATAAATACCTGACCTTAGTATTGGTCTTTTCTTAATATATTCAGAAGTCTTTGTAAGTGCCTTTACTATAGGTCTTTGTGAAAAAAGCGTAGACGGCTTGCCTCTTCTTGTAGATACAGCAGTGTAAACGCCTTCTGCTATTGATGGTATTAAAGCACCCCCAACTTGAGCCACGGTAGCCTTAACTGGGTTCTCAGACTTGTACACATCGTAAGCATGGTTTTCTACTGCATTATAAAGTCTTGGAGGCATGCCTTGAAATCTTGCTTTTATTTCATCAGAAAAATTAAAAGTTGCGCCTTGAGCAACCATATCTAAAGCGTTTGCTTCAGCCTCGTTTAAAAAGTCAGCCAAAGATAATAAGTCTGTGCCTGCATCTTTACCACGTTGAGCAACTAAATTATTTACCTTTTGTCGTAAAGCGGGTATGTCTGATGGCATCCATTCCGGCTCAGATAGCGTATTGTAATATTCTTCAGATAATTTCATATTTATAAATTTATTTCTTCTACTATGCTGCTTACCTCATCCTCTAACTCCTGCACAGTACCATCCAAGTTTCTTCTTTTCTTTTTGCCATTTTCTATATAAACAATAGCAACAACCTTATCTTGTGCATTTTTTATTTCTTCAATAAACTCTGCACCTTCCGGAACTTCTAGCGGAAAGTCAAAAATTGCTTTATCCCAAGTTCTTATTTCTGTTGGCGTATATCCTTTGAACTCGCCTGATTTAGCTCCTAGGTTATATCTTTTTGCTGATTCTTGATAAAGTTTTTCTTTAGATTCAAAAATGTCTTTTAAAATAGCTGCGGCTCTGTATTTGTTTTGCAAGGCTCCCGGCTCTTTACCTAAAGCCTCTATAATTCTTTGTGCGTCAAACTCGGTCATAACACCCGGACCAACTGTTTCTACTCTAAACCTTCCAATTAAACCTTGAAACTTACCTGCCGCCAAACCTTGAGCTAAGGCTTCAGGCGTAATATCTTCTTGTGACAAAAGCGTAGAAAACCAATTATTAATTTCTTCAGCCATTCTTTCAAAACCAAACTTAGAGCCTCCCAAAGCAACCATATAATCTTGCAATTTATCTAAAGACGCTTCTTGCTCTTTGTATTCTTTTTCATATTTAAAGAAATCATTAATATTCATGTTGTATCTTTGCTCTTCACTTGCAACGGTTGGTCTTGCTGTAGGAAACTTTGCACCGAATTCCATTTGGTCTAAAACCTGTCCTTCGCCCTTGTAAATAATTTCATCACCAACTATAAGTTCTCGAAAAAAATTGCCGTCATCATCTTTCCACAAAGCACCTATTTTTGCATTTGGCTCAGTTTTCTTTTTAGTCACTAATCCAAAAGCCGTCATATCTCTAGCTTGTTTGGCTTGTCTGTTTTTTTCGTCTATAGATTTTTGTAATTTACTAAATTCTTGAAACCCCAGTCCTAAGCCTCTTCCTAGTGAATTAAACTTTTCACCCTGTTGAGCTAACAATCCTGCACCAATAGATGATGCTAAGTCATACCCTGTTGCTCTTGGTGTTGGTGGTGCAATGCTTGAAAGCATATTGCTATACTTTTTAAATTGCATTTCTGTACTATCATTATTGCCTTGCTGAGAAAGCATTTGTTGTATTAGGTCTTGAACATTTGGGTCTGATAAAATTTCTTGCTCTGTTTGTTTCTCAACACCACCACCGTCTTGATAACCCATTAACGAAGATATACCCATTCTGCTTATTGTCATTATTATCCTGAACCATATTGCTGTTGCGGATTAAAGAAGCTGCCCAATCCACCCAAAGCACTTAATCCTGCACCCAGTCCTGCCTGTAAAGCTGATTGCGGTACGCCGAAGGTTGTAGCTGTTTGACTGAATCCTGCAGGTACTGATTGTACAAATGGTAGCAACGATTGCATTTGTTGCATCGGAGCCATTTGATATTGCATAGCGTTAGCTCTAGCTGCGTCTAATTGTGCTTGTTGCTGTCCTTGAGTCATTCCACCTATTCCTAGTGTTCTTTGTATGTCCGCTTGTGCGGCTTGTTGTGCTTGCTGTCCTAGTCCTGACATAGCGCTACCTGCACCGAACTGTGCTTGTTGTCTTTGTTGTCCTATTTGTGCTTCCGTGCCACCCAATTGACTTAATTGGTTGGCTAATGTCTGTTGTCCTGCTAAGGCGCTTTGTCCTGCTTGTGATAAAGCCTGTTGTCCTGCCTGACCATATCCTGCCAATGTAGAACCAAGTCCTCTCATTCCCGCAGCTCTTTGTCCTGCTACGTTGGCTAAACTTCCGCCTAATCCAGTTAATGCTTGTTGTTGTCTACCAAATTCACCCAATGCTGATTGCTGTGCTTGTTGATATCCTCTACTTCTTATACCACCTATGGCTTCACCTAAGCCTCTTCCTAGCGCTTCCTGTCTTTCTGTAGCACCAAGCCTTGCTCTTGAACCAAAGGCTGATTCGCCACCTGTGCCGATATCCGATGCTCTTGCAGCTATGTCTTGTTTTGCACCTGCTTTCATGACATCTCTTGTGGTTTGGTCAACGACTGCTTGTTCGTATGGGTCGTAGAAATCCTGTGTCATCCCTTGATTAAATCTACCAGTGCCACCTTGTCTTAAATAATCACTAGCCTGATTTAATCCTGCACCGTATTGTTTTTCTGCGCCTCTTGCTATACCTGCAGCTTCACCCAATCCACCAAACAAAGATTCTAGTCCTTGCTCTCTAAATGCTTGTTCTTGACCAACACCACCTGCAACACTACCTAAAGCCTCTCTACCGAGACCTCTCGCTGTGTCTGTGCCTCTAAATAAATCTTGTAGACCTGCTCTATATGAGCCGCCCGCTTCTTCCAAGTATGGTGTCTGTATGCCTGTAGCTTGTCTTGATAGCTGTATAGCTCTTTGTTGGTCAGGAGATAATCCCGCTACTTGCTGAGGAGCCACAATTGGATTTCCTTGCTCATCAAAGAAAGACCTGTTACTTGCTTGAAATGCTTGTTGTAAAAAACCCGGACTGTAAGAATCTGTGCCGGGAATACCTGAGCCATAGAATAATTCCCTTGTTGCAGGGTCTAGGCTTCTGAACTGTTGTTGTACGTCTACTGCTATTGGTCCTTGTTCTTCAGCCATTATGCCACGCCTCCAAAGTGTTCCATGAGTTTATACATAACTCTTGTACCTGAGTCACGACTTGGGTCGCCGTTAGGAGTTAGTGTCAATATGCCGTTACTATCATTAACATCAAATGCGCCCGCACCTTTAACTGCTTTGGCTGTCATTACAAACTCACCATCGGAAAGCATTGCAGGTATATTATCTGAAGTTTCAGTACCCGGACCGTCTATTTGTCCATCCATTACTGGGAAGTTAGCAGGGTCTATTGGCACATCACCACCCTCTGCCATGGCTACTGCTCCGCCTTGTGCAAAAGCCATAATGCCGCCTTGTGCTGCTCCTCTAGGAGTTCCGCCTTGTAAAGCAGGCATACCTTGTGGGTTTAATCCGTATTCTACTCTGCTTGGTGCTTCTTCGCCTTTTTGTCTAGCCACCTCAGCAGCTACATTGTATCTGCCTAGTTGGTCCATAGTCGTTAATGGTGTTAATGGTACGCCTTTATTATTCTTGGCATCTTCGTAAGCTAATTTGCCGACCAATCCTGCTAGTCCTGCAATACCTAAGTTTCCTAAGCCACCGCCTGAGCCACCACCAAACATTCCACCTTCCCTTACAGAGTCGCTTGACTTACCTTTTAAAAAGTCTTCTATAAGACCAATCCTGCTTTGTCCCGGCGTACCTCCTCCAAATATTCCACCAAGAAAGTTTCTTAATCCTCCACCGCCTGTTTGTGTTTGTGAGCCTCTAACCTGTGCTAAAACATCTG